AACAATTGTATCTTTAAATATATTCCTTTTTTGAATGAAAATGGATTTATATATTTTCCAATCAACAAAGTAAATGGACAAACTATTTGGAACTACGATACAGATATATACAATCTAACACCACCTGCAATACAACAACAATTACCACCTACTACACCAACTATATAAAAACTAAATTAAAAGTGCCTAAATTATTGTTTTGGAAATAAAAAATATATTTATTGACAGAATTTTCAATTAAAAAAATAAAGCAATAAAAAATGGCAGAAAAAATAGTATCACCAGGCGTTTTTACTAGAGAAAACGACCTATCGTTCTTAGCACAGGGTGTTGCTAACATTGGAGCGGCATTCATCGGACCGTTCAAAGAAGGACCAGTAGTTCCTACGGTTGTAGAATCACAAGCAGAGTTTGAAACTCTTTTTGGTGTTCCAGACGGAACTTATTACACCCCAATCGCAGTTCAAAATTATTTAAGAGAAGCTGGTATCGCTACAATTTGTAGAGTAGCAGGTTTAGGTGGATATACAGAACAAAATCCACTTTTATTAACAGTTGCATCAGGATCAATGACAGCATCAGTTGGTATCTTATTTAGTACAGCAAACGGAAACGCTATAAGTGGTTTATCGGGTAGTGTTGTGGCAGATACAGGATATGGTGATTTCACAATTAGTAGTTCTGCTGCACTATTTAGTGGTTCAACATCCGTTGACTCTGAAGATGCAAATGATATTGAATCTCTTTTTGGAACAAACCCATTAGGAACTAAAGGTGCATATGTTTATGGATTGTTTAAAGAACATTCTGTACTTTTCACAAGCGAATCAGTTGTATCGGCAACACTTTTAGGTGATCAAGATTTCACATTTGATGCGCAAGAAGCACTAACACCTACAATTCAATCACAGTTGATTAGTGGTGAAAGACATGATTTGTTTAAGTTCTACACTTTGGGTGTGGGTAACGCAGCAAACACAAAAGTAAAGATAGCTATCACTAATATCAAACCAGCTGGTTCAATTGCAGGTTCTGATTATGGAACATTCTCTGTATTTGTTAGACAGTTTTCTGATACAAATAAGAAAAGAACAATTCTTGAGCAATTCAATAACGTAACTTTGGATCCAAATTCTCCAAACTATATCGCAAGAGTAATAGGTGATAGAAGTAGAGTAATTAATACAGAAGGTAAGATTTCTGAATATGGTGATTGGGCAAATCAATCAAGATATATTCGTTTGTGGAATAGTAACGATACAGGATATAAGAATGCAAATGAAATTCCTGTTCAAGCAGTTCCATTTGCACACGCTGCATATCAATTACCAATTTCAGCATCTACTGAAGTAAGTGCATTAATACCAACTGCATCATTCGTAACTGCATCTGCAACACAATTTGGTGGTTTAGATTTGGATGGTAACGATGATAACTTGATATATTTGAAACCAATTCCTGAAGGAGCAACTGTTGGAGCAAATGGTGCATACTCACTCGATACAATTGATGGTGTTTCATTGACTACTTCTACGGATTTATCAAAAAGAAACTTCATAGTATGTTTCCAAGAAGGATTTGATGGTATGAGTCCAGCAACTGTAATTAATTTAGGATCAGACATTACATCAGGAAACTCACAAGGTTTTGATTTATCATCTTCAACTGCAAAGGGTTCATTAGCTTACGCTAAAGCAGTAGCAGCACTTTCTAACGCAGATGAGTTTGATATCAATATGGTAGCAACTCCTGGTGTTATCAGACGTCACCACCCAGCAATAGTAACAAGTGTAATAGAATTATGTGAAAATAGAGCAGATTGTTTCTATATTATGGATTCAACTTCTTGGAGTGATACACCAGCACAGGCAATCACACAAGCATCAGCAATTGATTCAAACTATGTAGCAACTTACTATCCATGGGTTAAGACTGTAGATATTAATACTAACAAATTGATACAAGTTCCACCATCAGTATTACTTCCAGGTGTGTTCGCAGCATCTGATAATGTATCAGCTGAATGGTTCGCACCAGCAGGTTTGAACAGAGGTGGTTTGTTGGGAGCAGTTAGTGTTCAAAATAGATTGACTCAGGCTGAAAAGGATGATTTATATGAAGGTAAAGTAAACCCAATCGTTCAGTTCCCTGGACAAGGTATTGTGGTATTCGGACAGAAAACTTTACAAGATAGACCATCAGCACTTGATAGAATCAACGTAAGAAGATTGTTGTTAACAGTTAGAAAGTTCATCGCATCATCTTCAAGATATTTGGTGTTTGAGCAAAACTCAGCTGATACAAGACAAAGATTCTTACAAATTGTAAACCCATACTTAGAATCTATCCAACAAAGACAAGGTCTTTACGCATTCAAAGTTGTAATGGATGAAAGTAATAACACTCCGGATGTAATTGATAGAAACATTCTTAAAGGTGATATTTACTTACAACCTACGAAGACTGCAGAATTCATAGTTCTTGACTTCAACATTCTTCCAACAGGAGCAACTTTTGAAGGATAATTTAAAAAGTATATATTTATAATAAATAAAAAGTAAAGTAAAATGCCACAAATATTAGATTTTAATAAAATATTCTATACACAGTTTGAACCAAAGCTGGCGCACAGATTCATTATGGAGATTGATGGTATAGAATCATATCTCATAAAGACAGCATCAAGACCAACTTTCACATCTGAGGTGGTTGAATTAGATCACATCAATGTTAAAAGAAAAGTTAAAGGTAAGTCAACATGGGATGATGTAACTATCACACTTTATGACCCAATTGTTCCATCTGGAGCACAGCAGGTAATGGAGTGGGTAAGACAATCACATGAATCATTAACAGGTAGAGATGGATACGCAGCGTTCTACAAAAAAGACCCTGTATTCTACGCACTCGGACCAGTTGGTGATAAGATTGAACAATGGACTTTGAAAGGAGCATTCATCACATCAGCAAACTTTGGTGAGATGGATTGGTCAAACGCAACAGATCCAGTAAGTATAGAATTAACGTTAGCATACGATTACGCTATTCTTGAATACTAATCTTAATAAAACTAAAAAAGAAAGGGGAAGTAGAAATACTTCCCTTTTTTATTTTTTTGAAATTCATATACTTATAATAAACAAACAAAAGTTATATTACTATGGAACAAAACGTAGAGCAACAAGTTACGAGAGGTTTAGCACAACCAAAGCAAGAAGCAGCACCTGTATTAACACATTCAGTACCTAAAAATTATCCATTTGCAACGGAAGTAATTACTTTACCATCAAATGGATTAGTGTATCCAGAATCAAACCCATTATCAAAGGGTGAAGTAACAATGAAATTGTTAACCGCAAAAGAAGAAGATATTCTTACTTCTACAAATTTGATTAGAAAGGGTATTGTTTTGGATAAACTTTTAGAATCAATTATAGTTGATTCCGATGTTAATATAAACGATTTAGTAATTGGTGATAAGAATGCAATATTAATTGCAGCACGTATTTTGGCATTTGGAGCTGAATATAAAGTTACAGTTACAGACCCATCGGAAAATGAACCTGTTGAAGTAACGGTTGATATGTCTAAATTGAACACAAAGGAAATAGATGAAAGTAAGTTAAATAGGAAAAACGAATATGATTTTACCTTACCCAAATCAGGAATTCCTATTAAGTTCAAAATTATGACACATGGTGATGAAATTGCAGTAGCAAAAGATGTAGAAGCATCACAAAAAATAATGAAGCAAGGTAACGAAATACAAGCACGTTACAGACGATTGATTGTTGAAGTAAATGGAAACAGAGATGCCGGATATATTAGTAATTTTATAGCAAATCAATTATTGGCAGCAGATTCAAAAGCATTAAGAAAGGCTATGAGTGAAATTGTGCCAGATATAGATTTAACTTTTGATTACACCTCTCCATTCACCGGCGAAACGGAGGCGCTAAAAGTCCCAATAGGGATTGACTTTTTTTACCCTACCGAGTAATTACGGAGTTTACCTACACAAAAAAATATTTAGTATGATATACTCATCCAATGGAGGATTCAATTGGAGTGATTTATATTATATGCCCACACATTTAAGAGAATTTTACTATAATGAATTGGTTTCAGCAAAAGATCAAGAAAAGGAGATGTATGCCAAAGCAAATGGTAAATCGGGAACAAAATCATCAATAGCAAGAAGGAGATAAACTAATTTATTTTATATTTATACAATATAAACAATAGTATCATGCCCAAAAAAAAAATATTAGTAAAAGAAGCCGGTTTGGTTGATTTTTTCAAAAGTTTCTTTTCTGCAAAATCCAAAGGAAAAGAAAGTGAATGGTTACAAAGATTGAGAAAAGCAAATCCAGATTTAGCAGATATATGGGTTAATTATGATGATGCGGTTTCTAATAGTATGGCCGTACAAAAAAGAGAACTTGAAAAATTAGGATTAGATACTTCTCATATTGATAAAGTAATTAAAAAATACGGGCTTAAAAACGTTTAATAAGTTAAATGGCAAATAGACCATCCGCAACCGGACAAGTAAAAACCAAATCAGGTAAAGAAATTGCAAAGGCTAAATTAGAACTTGAGCAAATAAGGCAACTTATAGCTCAAAGTGAACAATTATATAATCAACGTAGGAATGAAATAAATATTGCAACTCAAATAGTTGAAAAAAATAAACAAGATCAAGAAATTTTAGCAAAAAAGAGGTAAGAATTAAAAGAATTACTTGCTGTAAAGCAGCAATATGAACTAAGTGGACAAAATATAAGTGCTGCGGATGAACAAATATTAAAAAATGCTAAAGATGAAGTTGCACTTTTAGAAGCGGCATTAGTATTGGATGAACAGATTGTAAGTGAAAAAAAGGATATATTAAAACAAGCATCCGATATTACCAGTGAAATTCAAAATCAAAGATCAAAATACTCCCAAGTAAAAGATACTATAAAAAGTATAAAAGATGCAGAAAAAGAAAGGAGATCAAATCTTTTAAAAGAAATTAAAGAACAAACCGAATATAGTGATAATTTAAGAAGTATTGGTAGTAGCATAGGAAAACAAAATGATTTATATGAAGCATTAGCATTAAA